AATTCTGGTGTATTAGTAACAGGTGCTGTTGCATTTACTAACTTTTCAAACGTGTCATTCACGGGTGTAACTTTAACAGCTCAAGGTGCATTAATTTATAACGACACAGCAGCAGGTGATCCTGCAGTGTGTGTGTTAGACTTTGGCGGACCAAAAACCGCAACTGCTGGAACTTTTACAGTTCAGTTCCCAGCATTCCAAACAGACAGTGCAATTATAAGAATTGGTAACGCGTAAATTTTAAGGAGGGCCAAGTGGCAGATATTATATTTTACATATCACCACTTGGTGCTCTTAGCATGTTAAGGAATTAACATGGCTGACGAAACAGTAGTTCTATCATCACCTGGTTTAGTCGCTTGGGATAACGGAGAGTTTGGCGACGGCTCATACGGTGGTTTATCTTTATCATTAGGTTTATTACAAGGAACAGCTACAACTGCAATTGACGTTTCAGTAAATGTTACAGGAACTCAATTAGCATCTGCAATTAATTCTGTAACAGAAGATATTTCACAAGATCAACCAGTCACAGGTACACAAATAAATTTAACAGCAGGCAGCGCTGTAGCATCTATTCCAGAAACAGTTAGCATAACTGGTTTACAAATTAATTTAACAGTTGGTATTGAAACAGTTGATATTCAACCAGATGCAGGTTGGGGTATTGCTGGTTGGGGAATAGTTCCTTGGGGTGAAGAAGACGATGTTGTTGTATTATTAACTGGAACACAGGTTAATGTTGCGCAGAACTCAGTAACTATAGAATTATTAACGGCTGTTAATGTAATAGGAACACAAGTTAATTTATCTATAACTGGCGTAACTGAAGACATTGTAACAGATGCTTTTGTTACGGGATCTCAATTAAATGTATCACAAACTGGGGTAACAACCACAGCAAATGCTAATTTAGATGCTGTAGGTATTCAAATTAATACTTCAGTTGGAGATGAATCTATTACAGGCGATGCTAATATTAATTTAATAGGAATTCAGAATAATATATCTATTACACCAATAACTACAACTGCTGATAGTAATTTATCAGTAATAGGTTCTCAAGTTAATTTAGATGAAGGCTCTGTTACAACAGATATTCAACCAGATGCAGGTTGGGGTAATAATGCTTGGGGAGAAGTTCCTTGGGGTGAAGAAGACGATGTTATCGCAACAGTAACAGGTTCTCAAATTAATATCACAGTAGGTAATGAAGATGCTATAATAGATGTTAATGCCACAGTTACAGGATCTGAATTAAATCTTGACGTAGGAGGTGTAGATATTGCTGCAGATGGTAATATTTTTGTAGTTGTAGCAGAACACACATTAATTGCTTCAACAAATTCTGTAAATGTTACAGGAACAGCAAATGTAAACGTTACAGGATCTCAATTAAATACTGTAGCAGGTCAGGCAGTTGGTGGATTAATAACACCTGTAGACGTTACAGGGACACAGATTAACCTTTTAATAGGTAACGAAGATACTACAGGAGATGCTAACGTAACAATAACTGGTTCTCAAATAAATTTAACATCTGGTCAAGTAGATACTATATCTGGATATGATGTTACGGGTTCTCAGATAAATTTAGCAATAAATCAAGTATCAGTTACTGGAAATGCTATAGTAAATGTTACAGGGATACGCTTGAATACCGTTGTAGGATCTGCTAATATTACGGCTTGGGCAGAAGTACAAACAGGAGCTTCTAATAATTGGACTCCAGTTGACTTAGCTGCTTAAATGAATTATTTATAAAATTAATAGGAGCAAATAATTATGCCATCAAGTTTTTCTACAGACCTCAAAATTGAGTTAATGGTCACTGGCGAAAATGCTGGTACTTGGGGTACTAAAACAAACGATAATCTAGCTGTAATTCAACAAGCAATTGTTGGTTATGAGTCTATTGCAGTGAATGCAACCACTGGCACTACTCTAGTAATGTCAAATTCACCAACTTTATCAAATGCTAGAAACGCAGTATTAAATTTAACAGGAACATTAGCTGGAAACGTTGATGTGACAGTACCCGCTTCAATCGAAAAAACTTATTTAGTAAACAATCAAGTAACTCAAGGTGCTTTTACTTTAACTTTTAAAACAGCTGGAGGAACAGGTATTAAATTAGCACAAGGAAATCGTTATGTTCTTTACTCTGATGGAACAAATGTAAATTTAATTAGTATGGAACAAACTTGGAGAACAGTTTCTTCAGCAGCGACAGTTCAACCTGGTGCAGGAATTATAGCACAAACTAACACGACTTCTTTTACAGTAACACTACCAGCCTCTCCAGCAACAGGTGATTTTGTATCTTTTATTGATGGAAAATATACTTTTGATACCAAACCTTTGACTGTTGGAAGAAATGGTAGTAATATAGCAAACACCGCAGCTGATTTAGTTGTAAACACAGAAGGCGCTGGTTTCACATTAGTATATTCAGGAGATGCAACAGTAGGTTGGACTTATAGGGATAAATAACCTATGGCTAACTATGAAGCTACTAGATATGATATTAATGGAGCCAATCTTACAGGCATAGAAGGTGTTAATACTGGAATAATTGTTCCTTGGAGTTCAGCTTCAATTCCTTCAGGATTTCTGGAGTGTAATGGACAATCGGTTTCGACTTCCACATATGCAAATTTATTTGCAGTAATAGGTTATACATATGGCGGATCAGGCGCTTCATTTAACATACCTAATTTAACAGATAGAGTAGCAGTAAATAAATCAAATACTAAAAATTTGGCTCAAACAGGTGGTGCTAATACTGTAGTTACTACTGGAAATGTAGCAGCAAATTTAGCAAACACTACACTAACTACTGCTCAATTACCAACTCATCTTCATACTGGAGGCGTAACTTCTGTTTACGGTGCTTTTTCACCTGACGGAAACTATTTTGTTTTTCAACCTGCCACATCAGCAACAAGTGCAACTGGTGGTGGAGGAGCACACTCTCATACAGCGTCTGGTACTTTTACAGGTGACGCTACTTCAGTTCTTCAACCTTATTTAGTATTAATCTATATTATAAAAACTTAAAATTATGACAAATTACGCTCAAACATCTAAAAATTTTACTGGTGCATTTATGACTGGTATTGAAGGAGTTAATACTGGAATAGTTATTCCTTGGGGTTCAGCTTCAATTCCTTCAGGATTTCTGGAGTGTAATGGTCAAGCTGTATCAAGATCAACTTATGCTGCACTTTTTGCAGTTATATCAACTACCTATGGTGTAGGAGATGGTTCTACTACATTTAACGTACCTGATTTAACAGATAGAGTAGTAGTAAATAAATCAAATACTAAAAATTTGGCTCAAACAGGTGGAGCTAATACTGCAACTCCTACTGGAAACATTTCAGCTAACGCTGGAAATACAACTTTAACTACTCCTGAAATTGCATCACACACACACAATAACACAATAGGAACTTTTAATAATTATCAAGCTGGACCTGGTAGCCGGGGAGCTACTACAGGGGATTTAAATAATACAGGTGGTGGAGGAGCACATAACCACACTGTTTCAGCTACTTTTTCAGGAGCTGCTAATTCTGTTTTACAACCTTATTTAGTATTAATCTATATTATAAAAACTTAAAATTATGGCAAATTACGAAGCAACAAGATATGATTGGGATGGCGCATTCTTAACAGGTGTTGAGGGTGTTAATACCGGAGTAATTGTTCCTTGGAGTTCAGCTTCAATTCCTTCAGGATTTTTAGAATGTAATGGTCAATCAGTAAGTCAAGCAACTTATGCTGCACTTTTTGCAATAATTGGAACTACATATGGTAACCCAGGTGGTGGAAACTTTAACGTACCAGATTTAAGAGATAGAACTGTTGTCAATAAATCAAATACTAAAAATTTAGCACAAACTGGCGGAGCTAATACTGTAACTCCTACTGGAAATGTAGGAGGGAATGCTGGAAATACAACTTTAACAACACCACAAATGCCTTCTCATACCCATCAAGGAGGATTAAGTTCACCGGCCCATGGTGGTAGCGTAACTGGAGTAGCAGCTGGAGGTAGTACTGCTAATGCAGGGTCAAGTGCAGCACATAACCACAATGTTTCAGCTACTTTTTCAGGAGCTGCTAGTTCTGTTTTACAACCTTTCTTAGTTGTGGTATATATTATAAAAACTTAGGAGAATATTTTTATGAAAAAAGGTAAATGGACTATTGTTGTAGATGATCAATTGATTATTAAACAATACGATGAAGGAGTTAAAAAAGGCATTGGTTATATTATAGAAGATGAAAATTTTTGGGCTTCTAATTTAAGTTCAAACATTAGAGCTATACAGTACACAGGAAGTGTAGAGGATAGAGAACAGGTTGAATATAATGATGGAACACTTCATACATCATTTAATGGCAATATTCAAATTTTTGCAAACAAATGGGATGAAAAACATCTTGAAAATTTACAATTAATTTGGGACTCTAATAACTTTCATAACCAAGAAACAAATATTAGAGAAACATTACAAGAAAAAATAAATAGAATTGGTCCTAGACCTACTATTTATCAATCACAGAATGTAATTTAATTATGGATGAAAAAAAAATAAAGATAGAAAACTTTATTGGAACTTACGATAACTTCATTCCACCTAGTTTTTGTGATGATTTAATAGATTATTTTGAAACTAAAAATAAATTTGGCAAATCTTTTGATAGAATAAGTTCAGAAAATGCATCAGTACTTATAAAAAAAGATCGTACAGTATCTTTGTGTCATGATTCTATTAATGATTGGTTTGAACAATTTAAACCTCTTTTTGCAAACATTGATATAGCTATAAGTAACTATGTTTTGCATACTGGATTAAAAGAATTCACAAAAGATAAGTTAAAGTATACTATGTTTAGAATACAAAAAACAATGCCAACAGAAGGATATCATGTGTGGCATGTAGAAAAATCGAGTGGATTTGATTATTCAAATAGAATTTTAGCTTTTACGTTGTATTTAAACGAAGTTACTGATGGTGGAGAAACTGAATTTTTACATCAATCGATAAGAGTAAACCCAGTTAAGGGAAGACTAGTAGTATGGCCAGCTGGATTTCCATATGTACATAGAGGAAATCCACCTCTTAAGGGTGAAAAATATATTTTAACATCTTGGTTATTATCAGGTGAATATTAATAATTATTTTTAAACTATTTTTTTTCAAGTTCTTTTAATTTTTTTTTTAGTTGCCAATCAGGTACTTCTATTAAATTTGAAACTAAACAATATCTTGTTTTAGTCTCTTCTTCAACTTTACCAACCCCATGTAATACATTAGGTGGAAATATATAATATGCTCCTCTTTTTGGCATAATTGTTATTTTAAGCTCTGGTAAAACTAAAGGAGCCCCTTCTGTTAAATATAAAATTAAATGATAATCTTTATGAGTATGCATTACAACACTATCTCCTTTTTTAATTTCATTGCCCCAAGAATCATAACTTATCTTCTTATCATACCAATTATTTTTATTAAAAAATGGATTTGAATTTTGATGTTTATTTACAACGTAATCTATAAATCTTTTAAATTCTGGTTTATCATTAAAAAATCCCCATGAAGTTTTACCCCCATAAACATTTGTAAGTTCTGTTGCATTTAAGTTCTGTGCAATCATTGTACACATGTTCATCATATCAACTATATTATCATAAACACCATGAGATATTTGAATTGTCCTTGGATAAGTGACAATTATACTATGTGAAAAATTTTCTTCTTGTTTTATTTCATCTAAGATTATCATTTTATAAAATTCTGTATTGTAATTCTTGGTAGGTGGTTTATCAACACTGGATTTACTTTATGTGGTAAGGGAGTTTTTACAATAACTAAAGAATTTCCAATAACAGGTATGTATCCATTTTGT